GGAGAGGGGCGAAAGCCCTTCTCTTAAAAGGATTATAACACACTCATCTGTATAAAATCAATATGTCAGGAACATTGAAACTTTTAGGAACATTCTTTATCATTCTGGCGGTCGTGAAGTTTGGAATTGCATTTTATTGTAAATGGAGAGAAGACCATGCCGATCGGTAGCCCGAAGCCGCAGACGATTGCGACTAAGAAGTATGAACAGAAAGCTGGATTTGTAAGTAAGTCTTACAAGTTACGGCGTGAGCTTGTAGATCAGTTTGCCGCCGCCTGTGAGAAGGCAGGCACCAGCCAGGCGGCACAGCTTACCAAAATGATGAAGGACTTCATCGAGGAACAGAATAAAGAATGAAAGAAGGGCACTCGGAAACGGGTGCTCTTTTCCGTACGCAAAATGGGGTGATACGATGATTTATAAAAGATGCCCGCACTGTGGAAAAAGAGTGGCGGTAGGAAAAAAATGCGGGTGTGGATTTAAACGGGAGTATGCGGCACCGCAGGGGATAAGAAAGCTGTACCATACTTCTCGCTGGAATAAACTGCAGAAAACAATTGTTTCTTTTTATAATGGTTTAGATCCTTATGCAAAGAGTAAAAACAGAATTGAATATGCGAACATCGTTCATCACATTGTTCCTGCGGAAGAAGATCCGGAGCACTTCTGGGATTCAGAGAACCTGATCCCTCTGTCACGTTCTTCCCATGATGAGGTGCACGTGAGGTACCGCTCCAGCCCTCAGGAGAAGCTGAAATGCCAGAACGAGCTGCGCTCATGCCTCAGACATGCTCTTGGGGTAGGGGGTCAGAAAAAGTACGGAGAGGGCGCCGCAAGACCGCCGTCCCTCTTTTCTTTTCACAAAATTCTAAAAACTCATCAAATTTATCCCCATTTATGGGGATAAAGGCGAAATAATCCCCAAAAACTGGGGGAAAGGAGAAACGTATGCCGAGACCGAGAAAGCCGATAGCGGCGCAGACTGGGCATCTGACGAAGGAGACTCAGGAAACAAGGAAGTATGAAGAATCCCTTGTAAATGCGGGAAAAGATGAACTGGAAAACATTCCGGCTGCGCTTTTCCTTGACGCTGTAGCAAAGAAAGAATATAAGCGCACTCTGGAGAATTTGAGAAAGATCGATCTGATCAACAATCTCGACAGGGCTGCGCTTATCTCATATGCAAATTCATATGCTTTGTACGTGAAAACGTGTAAAGAGATCAAGGATACCGGGTTTGTGAGTGTCATAAACGGCAGACCAAACCCTCTGTTTGCAATCATGAATCAGGCAAAAAAGGAGATGGAGACCGCGGGAAAAGTCTTGGGAATGTCACCGACAGCCAGACTGCAGGCGGCATCTTCAAAGACAAAGGTTCAGGCGGAAGAGCTGGAAGGAATGTTTGGTGATATTTGATGACGAACCTGGAAGAGATTACCAGATACGCAAAATCCTGCATCAATGGGGAGATCCCGTCGGGGCAGAAACATAAATGGGCGTGCGAACGGTTCTTAAATGACCTGAATCGGGTCGGAGATCCGGATTTCCCGTATATCTGGGATGAAGAACGGGCGGATAAGATCGTCAAATGGTTTGCGCTCCTCCATCACAGTAAAGGAAAGCTGTCAGGACAGTCGATCCGGCTGACGTCTTGGCAGAAGTTCAGAGAATGCCAGCTTTACGGATGGCGTCATAAAGATACCGGCTTCAAGCGCTTTAAGAAGGCATTTACCGAGGTCGGAAGAAAG